ATAACAAGTCTTGTCATCCTCAAACGGTTCTTCGAGCCAAACGGCAAGCTGCCCACCGCGAGAAATCTGGTCGCTTGCGTACTCCCCAAGATACTTGCCCTGCACAACAACGCGCCTGCACCAGTAGTTGATGCCGCCCTCCAGCGCAGAAACCATGATGTCATCAACATCCTGCTGGGTCAGCCGAGCCGTAATCTCTGCATGAACCTCAAACTTCTTTTCATCGGTCATCTTTCTTCATCCTTTCATCAAATTGTCGGGTCAAAAATCAGGCCATCCCACTTGCCGTTCAGACGGTCTGGGTACTTCCCGGTCGGAACCATGTACCTGTCCGGGACTTCCGGCGGCAACGGCCGCTCGTTCCTCAAATCCATACCAGCGTCGAACATCGAGAGCTGCACGGTCTGGCTGGTACGTTCCCGCAGGAGCCGATACCAGTAGATGATGTGGTTCCGAACAAGGTTCAGATTCACGCCATCCGGCCATGCAGGGTCAGAACAGCCGTTCTTCTTCAGGTCATCCCAGTGCTTATACTCAGCGTCCAACTGCTCCCTGATCTGGGCCTCGCTCATCTCTTCAGGGGGAATATAGCGACTCACAGGTGCGCCTCCTTTCGGCGCTCATCGGCGATGACATCAGCGGTAATGCGGTCAACGCCGAGCTTTTCGAGCTGCCGGTAAGCTGCTTCCTTTTCCTGCGGGCAGTCGGCCCGGACGAGATCATCAA